AGATTCAGGTTTTTTAGAAACTGCTGGTGATGTTCTTATTGCTCCTTTTAGGGGTATAGAGGGAATGCTCAACGGTGCATATAATCTAGCTGACATGGCTTCTTTTGATGTCCTGCCTGACTGGGATACTCGTTTCTTAGGTACTTCTAAAACCACAGCAGGTTCTTTAGTAGAGGGTGTAGCTCAATTCGCTTCAGGGTTTGTTCCTATCTTTGGTGCAGCAGGTAAAATAGGTGCGTTAGCTAAAGCAGGTACTGTTACTAGAGGTGTAGCTGCTGGTGCTGTTACTGATTTTGTAGCGTTCAAAGGACAAGAAGATAGATTGTCTAATCTTATACAACAATTTCCAGAGTTACAAAACCCAGTTACAGAGTTCTTAGCACATGATGCTAATGAGTCTGAAGTAGAAGGTAGGTTGAAGAATGTACTAGAAGGTTTAATACTAGAAGGTGCTATCGGTGGTACTGTTACTTTGTTTATGAAGTCTCTCAGAGCTTTGAAGGCAGGTAAGAAAGTAAGAGATGTAGACGGTGGTGGTGCTGATGAAGTTAATAAAGCTACTTCCGATTCTCTAGGAGGTGGTAAGGCTTTTGCTGATATGCCTCAGTTTAAGGATGAATCAACAGACATGCAAAAAGAACTAGACCTAGATAAAACTAGGCTTGATGAACTGTTAAAGAAGAAAGAAGAAGGCAAAGCTACTGGAGCTGATGAGACTAGAATCTCTATGCTTGAGAACCGTATAGAAGGTAAAGAAGCTGATCTTCGTGTGTTAGGTGATGTTAGGACTGCTGATGTAAAAGATAGGGTAAGAGCAGCAGAAGAAAGTATCTTGTTAAAAACAAAAGATTTAGATGAAGCAGTCGGATTTGTAGAAAAGCAAGATAGATTAGTAAAAGAAGCCGAAGAAAATCTTGAAAATTTTAGGGAGCAAGTAAAAGCAGGAGAGCAGGAAGCAGGTAGTGTGTTTGAGGATACGCTTGAGTTTCGTGTGCAATATCAAAAAGACAGGCTTAAAATAACACAAGAACAAGTAGAGGAACTTAAAGCTAGAAAATCTTTTGAAAAGCAACCTGAATTACAAGAGAAGCTAGAAGAGTTTGATGTAGGTATAGAGGAACTAGATGAAGTTATAGCCACTAGACCTCCTCCTTTCCAAAGCTACGAAGATGCTGGGATGTTAGATATTATCCCTAGAGGTGCGGAAGACATGATAAACAGGTTGATGAATAAACAACCTACAGGTGGTGCTAGTGTTTCTGAGGTAGAAGACATACAACAATTTATTAAGGTTATAGGCTTTCGTATGTTTGACGATGTAGCTCAACCTATGATAACCAATAAGATTCCATCTGCTGGTAGGTACGAGTTTGGAAGTAACTTGTTAAAGATAAGAGCAGATATTGTTAAGGAAGGTAAATTAAAAAGGACAATGGTTCACGAGTTGTGGCACAGTCTTAGTCGTTATTTACCTGAACAAGATTTAACAAAGATTACTAAACAGTTCCAAAGAGAGCGTAATAAATACATTCAAAGTTTTGGAATTGATATAAAGGATTTAGAATCTCCGTTTGATCCTAGCACTGTAACTAAAAAAGATATACCTAGAGAACTAGAGAGGTTCTTACGAGGAAAACAAACTGATTTTACTAGAGAAAATTATAGGTACAAAGATATAGACGAGTACTTCGCAGAGGAAATGACCGATGCTTGGTTTAAGAAAGAAGCCGCTGGTGAACTCGCTCCTAGTGGAACTCCTAAAAGGATTGCTCAAGAATTCGCTGTATTCTTTAAAGATTTATTTGAATCATTAAAAGCAAAACTAGGTATAGACCAACGACAAAAAATATTTAACGACTTCCTTAAACAGCGTAATATAAAAAGACAGCGACAAACTTCATTAGGACCAAACGCAGGTTTTGCTGAGTTGCCTGACTTTAAACCTAAAATAAAGACAGACCCTGAGTGGCAGCAATGGACAAACGCTGTGTTAAAAGGAGAAAGTCCTACTCTACCTCGTTTAGAAGTTGTAGGTGACATTGACTCAGCTCATAAGATACTAACAGAAAAGTACGCTAATAATCCTGAGTTATTAAAGAAGTTTGATGAAGCACCTGCTGATGCTTTAGATGAAGAGTTTGCAGCTTTATTTGAAATGGGTGCTCAGTCCATTAAAGACCGTAGAAGGATTCGTGTAGAAAGTGAGATATTCAAAGATTTGTTAAAAGGTTCTAACGAACGATTAATGAAAGCTGTTAAAGAGTTTGAAGATACAGAAAGCTTACAATCAGAAGCAGCATTAAGAAATCAGTTAAGCGAGTTTGTAGAGATATACGACTACTACAGACAGATGGGTTCTGAGGATTCTAAGAATCTTGCAATGCGTAGACAGAAGAAACCTATATCTAGAAAGATAGGGTTAGAGAAAAGCGAGTTACAAAATACTGCTCTTGTAAGAGAATTTCTTAACAACCAAGCAGGTGGTATGTCTCCTAAGAAAGCTGTTAAACTAATTAAAGAGATGTACGATCCTAACAACCCTGAAGCTACTATAAAAAAAGTATTAGGAGTAGCTAAGAAGGCACAAGGAAAAAGCTTGTTAGATATGACCACTGAATATTGGATTAACTCCATCCTTAGTGGACCTAGAACACAAGCTGTCAACTTACTAGGTAATCTTTTAACTCAGGCATTAGGTGCAGCAGAAATGACAGCAGGTGCGGTGCTTAGTGGAAATATGCCGTTAGCTAAAGCTGCTCTAGCTTCTTGGGCTGATAGTGCGTTATGGCGAGAAGCTCTTTCGGCTGTGGGAAAAACACTGGTAACAGGAAGAGAAGTATTAGATGTAGGCAGTAGAACAATGGAAACATCTAGGCAAGCTATCGGTGAGTCTATTGATTTTGATCCTTTAGGTAAAGGTAGTAAAAGTATAGACAGAAATTTCATAAACACATTAGGCACAGTAGTTAACCTACCTGCTAGAGGTTTGTTGACTGGAGATGAATTATTCAAACAACTCGCTTTTAGAAGAGCTGCTCGATTGAAAGCGGGCATGGAAGCTATTAACTCAGGAATATCTGACTCTAAAGGAATAGCTAAATATGTTGAAGATAAACTCAGTAAAGTAGTGACTGTTAGTGGACAAGTTATGTCTGAAGAAGCTTTAATAAGAGAAGCTACAAAACAAGCAGATAAGTTAGGTTTAGTAGGTCAAAAGTTCGCTAAGAAAAGAGCGGCTCACATTAAGAAATATGTTGATGACAACTTTGATGAAGATGCTTCTAACCTTGCTGCTTATGCTTTAGAAGAAGCTAAATACTTCACGCACACTAGAGAGTTAGAAGAAGGTACTTTAGGAAAAAGCATACAAAACCTAACTAAGAACTTTGCGTTCGCTAGATTTGTTTTGCCTTTTGTTCGTACTCCTTCAAACCTTTTGAGTTTTGCTTTAGAAAGGTCTCCTTTGGGATTGCCTTACAGGATTCCAGGCACGAATAAAAAATTGAATGTACCAGGATTGAGGGCAGAAGCGGAAGCTATGAGAGAGGGTTTGAAGTCTAGTGATCCTGTAGTTAAAGCAGCAGCGAGAGGTAAGATTGTAACAGCGTTTGCAGGTGCAGGTTTGTTTTACGAGATGGTGTTTAATAATAATAACACCTTACCTCTTATTACAGGAGGTGGACCTAAAGATGAAAAACAAAAGAAAATATTACAAGAGACTGGTTGGAGACCTTACAGTATAAAAATAGGTGATACATATTACGATTACAAGAAGTTAGACCCTATAGCGACCATACTAGGCATAGTTGCTGATATGAGCGAGATGATGAAGGAAAATGAAGAAGCTAACGAAGAGGGATTGGAGCAAGTAGGTATAGCAATGGCAACAGCTCTATCTAGAAATGTAGCTAATAAATCTTACCTAGCTGGTATTCAGTTATGGGCTGAAGCTTTACAAGACCCTGACAGGTTTGGAGAAAGATTAGGTAGAAACTATGTTAGTTCTTTTGTTCCTAATGTACTTTCTCAAATGCAAGACTATGATAAGCAATCCATGAGGGAAGTAAGGGATGTTGCGGATGCTATACTTAAAAAGCTTCCTGGAGGTAGGGATATGCTTGATCCTAGACGAAATATATTAGGAGAAGAGAAAACAATTGATTACGGTACAACGGGATTTATGAATCCTGTAGCTACTTCAAAAGAAAAAGACGATGCAATCTTACAGGAAATGGCAGACTTACAATATGCGTTCAGGCAACCTAGTCCTAAAATATCAGGAGGGAATGTGAATCTGTTAGATTTTGTTAACAACAGAGGAAGAACAGCTTACGATAGAAGTCTTGATTTATTACAAACAGTAACGGTAGGTGGACGCACTTTAAGACAGACTTTAAAACGATTGATTAAGTCTTCTCAGTATCAACGACTTCCTGGTTTTTCTGCTGAAGTAGGTGTTGATAGTCCTAGAGTACAAGAAATAAATAAAGTGTTAAAGCGTTTCAGAAAAACAGCTAAAAGGGAAATGTTGAAAGAATTTCCTGATGTAGCAACACAAATAAACAATGTAGATCGTGCCTTAAAACTTAACAGGCAAGGTGTCAGCAGACAAGAAGTGCTTGAACTTTTACAACAAACAAATTAATAATAGATTACCATGAGTATTCAAACATTCGCAGATCACACAGGGGACAATTCAACTACCTCTTTTGCTTTTACATTTCCTTATCTTGATGACTCTCATGTTGTAGTACAAGTAGATCAAGCTAGTGTATCAGGTGGTGCTTTTGTTACTAAGACATTGACCGATGATTACACCATACAAACTTCTCCTACCAGTGCTATTATATTTAACAGTGCTCCAGCGACAGGTGACAGGATAAGAATTAAAAGAGACAGTGCATCTAACACCGCCTTAGTAGACTTTGAGAACGGTAGTGTACTTACTGAAGTAGAACTAGATCGTGCTTACTTACACAACTTATATCTTAACGAAGAGATAGAAGAAGGTAGTGGTAAGAATGTAATGACTAAGAACAGTAGCGGTAACTTTGAAGCTGACTTAGCTAAGATTGTTGACCTTGCTGATCCTACTCTTGCACAGGATGCTGCCACTAAGAACTATGTGGACACTAGAGGTTTACAAGACTTTGACGGAGCTAACACAACTTCAGATGTTAACCTTAACAGTAACAAGCTTACTAATGTAACAGACCCTGGTTCTAATCAAGATGCTGCCACTAAGAACTATGTTGATACACAAGATGCTCTACAAGTTACTAAGGCAGGGGATTCCATGTCAGGTAATTTGGCAATGGGTGGTAACGATATTACAGGTGTTAACAGTGTAAGAGATTTAATTGCACCAGCAGCAGGTAGTCACGCTACTAATAAAACTTATGTAGATGCAGGAGATGCTGACCAAGTTAACAAGACTGGTGATTCAATGACTGGTCCGTTAGCTATGGGGGACAATAAGATCACAGGTCTAGCTACTCCCACAGCAACTGCTGATGCAACTAACAAATCTTATGTTGACGCTGAGATTGCTACTACTCTAGCTACAGGTGTTGCAGGTGGTCCTATAGGCACAGCTAACATTGCTGATGATGCTGTTACTGCTGATAAGATAGCAAGCACTGGAGTTACTGCTGGATCGTATACTAATGCTGATATAACTGTAGACCAACAAGGAAGAATCACAGCTGCTTCTGCAGGAAGTGCAGGGACTGGTGAGGCTAATGTACAAGCTAATTGGACAGAAACTGATACAAATAGTGATGCTTTTATCCTTAACAAACCTACACTTGCTGCTGTAGCTACTAGCGGTTCATACAGCAGTTTATCTAGCAAACCTACTATACCAACTAATAATACTCAGCTCACTAATGGTGCTAATTATATTACAGATGCAGATGTAGCTAATAACTCTGCTGTTACTACTAACTCAGCTAAGGTTACTAATGCTGAACACACAGGAGATGTCACAGGTTCAGGTGCACTTACGCTTGCTACTGTTAATACTAATATAGGTTCTTTTACTAATGCTACTGTAACAGTTAACGCTAAAGGATTAATTACAGCAGCTAGTAGTGGTAGTGCTTCAATTTCTAAATACAGTAGTGGATTTGTAAATACAGACGGTACTACTTCAGTGGCTAATGGTGCTACTATGACTTTTACTCACAACTTAGGCACTACTGACCTTTCTTTCTTTTTCTATGTAGCTGATGATTCTGCTGGTACTAATTTACAAGGTTTATCAGACGGTGAAGTTTGGTCTTCAGGGCATTACGGAGTTATAGTTACCGCTCTTAGCACTACACAAGTAACAGTTCAATTAGGAGGTAGCGGGTATTTTACATGGGCTAGCAACGGAACTGCTGTTGGAGGTAATTATACAGGAGACTTTATTAAAGTTGTAGCAATAGGATAACACACAAGATGACTGAACAACTCTCACACTTTCTTGATACTGCACTGGCTGTTATACTTGGTGTTATTGGTTGGATGATTAAAAAGCTGACTGATCGATTAGATAACGATGAAAAGAGATTAACAAGTATTGAAGTAGAACTTGCTACACAACGAGAACGAGACACTGCTGTGGAGAATAGAATGAGTGGTCTTGAAACTACAGTTAAAGAAATTAACGGTAAACTAGATAGAATGATGGAGATGTTAATGAGAAAATGAAAAAAGGATTATACGCAAACATAAACAGAAGAAGAAAGCTAGGCATTAGTCGTAGCAAGAAGAAGTCAACTATATCCCCTAAGTCATACGCTAATATGAAGCGTGGCTTTAAAAAGAAGTAAGGATGGCTAGGAGTGTATCATTATCCCTAGGTAGAGGTGAGAAGTCTAAGAAAGGTGGACTCACAGCTAAAGGTAGGGCTAAGTATAACAGAGCTACAGGTTCTAATTTAAAAGCTCCTCAACCTGGCGGTGGTCCTAGAAAGCGTAGCTTCTGTGCCAGGATGTCAGGTAACAAAGGACCAATGAAAGATAGTAAAGGTAAACCCACTAGAAAAGCTTTAGCTCTTAGAAGGTGGAAGTGTTAACAATATTGTGATGAAGACATTTGAAGAACTAGGTAACTTACAAGGATATATAGCAGATACATACCGTTCTGCCATCGATCAGATGCACGAGACAGGTGAGTACAATCCATCACTACTGAACGGTGCTAGGCAACTTCTAAAGGATAACGAGATAGTTCTTACAGCAGGTAAAGACACTCCCATCAATGACTTGTTAAATGTAGTACTACCCTTTGAAGAAGACCAAGAGCTAAAAGCTAAAGTTAAGTAATTACCGTAACAACACCAAAGAGAGACACATAGAGTTGTGAGTAAATCTAAACTTCACCAACTCAAGGACTTCCGTAACTTCTTATACTTAGTTTGGAAGCACTTGAATCTACCTGATCCTACACCGTTACAGTACGACATTGCAGACTTCATGCAAGACGGTCCTAAAAGGTCTGTTATCATGGCTTTTCGTGGAGTAGGTAAGTCCTGGATATGTTCTGCTTATGCTGTACATCAACTCCTACTAGACCCAACTAAGAACATACTTGTTGTAT